CTGCTCTTCGAGAGAATCGATGCCAAATATTTTAAAGTAACTTTCGTAGGCTTGGAGTGGTATAGCTCCAATGCTCATTCCTGAGTTACGAGATGAAGTCAAAATATGAAAAGCGTTCCAATATATGTGCAGATCTTGAAAAAGTTCCGGTTCTTCTGGCAACATTCCTGCTACATTATGACCATCCTCTTCAAGTTTCTGGACCCATTCTAACTTGGTCTGACTCCCACCAGGCATTTTCTCAGACGCTTTCAAACTCCATACTATCACTTTTTTATGTTATCGATAGCCTCCTCATCCTCATCGGCTTTGTACCCTTCCATTTCATTCGCGATATCTTCAATATATCTACGAAGCTCTGGGTATGCTGTCAGAATACGAATTGCGTTTTCCTTAGAATAAGGAATTTCCTCTCCTTTCTCTTCAACCCCTTCCCAACCTAAAACGATTGTCTCAGCAAGGCACTGAATCAGAAGCTTTTCCGCAACCTCATCAGACAACGAACCACGTCGTAGTGCACGCTTATGTGGTTTACTAATCGCCTGAAATCGCTTCTGATAATTCGGGTTTCCAATACGGGCAATCCGCATTTTTAGACCATCGCCAAGATCATGGACCACGCCATCTTTTTCCTTAGCCTCATCCGTTCCAAACAACTTCTTTAAATCAGCCATTTTACTCTTCCCCGTTTTGAGTTTTAATTAGTCAACAGCACCATCATCATCGTCAAATGTTTGTAAAACGCTCTTCTTTGCCAAAATCCTACTCTTCTTAGAAAAATATTTCTTCTCTGGCTTTTCAACAACCTTCGGTTCAACAGGATCTGGTTCTCCAACAATACGTACTCTTGATGGACCTCCATATTTATCAACCTCGCCAATCATGCCTGGATAAAACAGCTCCTTATCTATCTCACGAATCTTATTCCAATAACCATTGACAGGGTTAAATTGTTCGATGATTACTTTTTCCATAATATTACCTCACATAAATCTTATTAAAATGGGGCTGCACAAATGCAACGTAAAGGCTCATATTAATACGGGGCACATTAACTGAGAGATGAAACATTCACACAACCCCATTCAGCAAAGACCTTTTACGAAGCGAATTTACTGATCTGAATTGTGTAATCGTAAGTCGCATATCTAATCGCACGGAATCCAAGGGTTTCCATCACATCTTGATCCAGCCCACCAGCATTGACACCATCTGACTCAAATTCGATCTGTGGCATATCAATGATATAGGCATTACCTGAAGAATCCTCTACTTTATAGGAAAGAGAGCTTGCTGTACCAGCGAGGTACTTATCATACAAGCTATCGTCTTTAAAATAAGCAGTCAATGTACCTGTCACATCGCACTTACCTACGCCAACATCGCAATTACCTAGCTCGCCAATGGACTGCAGCCCACGGACATTATTGGCAACTGTAAAATCGAGCCCCTGCACGAGACAGCTCGCAACATCACTTCCACCCTCACGAATTTCAGCAACGTTACTAACTGCATTCAGAACATCATTTGTGCCAGCTGCAGATGCTGCAGCTGCAGCTGCTGAGGATTGCGCCAATGTTGCATTTTTACCAATACAATCAAAGCTGCCTGTTAGAATACTACTTGCTTGTGCCGTAAGGTTAAATGAGTTCATAACTTGACCAAGAAACGTAAAGTATTGTCCTGCAGTCATTCCACCGTGATACCTGATTACGCTGTAACTATGCTCTGTAGTACCATTACGCAAGTAAGAACCCTTGATCGTAATAGTATCTGTGGCGGACGCAACTGTCCCATCCGGTGCTGGTGTCACAGTTATGCTTGTATAACTTGCCTTCGCAGTGATTTGGTAATAACCGTTGTTTGTAGTATTGGTACTTCCACGCAATTCAATCCACTGACCGACTGTTGCAAGCGAGAAATTAGCGGAATCATCAGTTGATCCAGTACCCGCAGTAAGAATACTAGTACCAGAATCAATTCCAATACCTTTGGCAGAAATGGCAAGATCAGTTGACCAGTCGGACCATAAAGCACCCTCCAGCAACTCATTAAACGAATCATAACTTAATTCAAAATTGAATCCACCAGAGTTGTCAGCGCCAGTCTGAATCAAATCAGTTATTTGACGATCGCTTCTAATCTCACCACTAGTCACATTTGTGATATTATATGCGAAAGACTCCCCAGTGAACCGCAGTTCTTGAAAAGTACAGGTAGCTAGTGTACCCCAAGTCACCTCTTCACCGTAATACAATGCTGTTCTGTTACTATCGCCCATTACACAATACCTCCCCACAGAATTTCATTAAAAATACAATGACCTTCGATGAGGTTCTTTTTATTGTCGAATCACAAACTATTATTCATATAACGTATTCTTCGAGCGGCGGCGTAAAGTCTTCTGTCCACCTGGCAATATTGGATATCCTAAATTCATCAATATTCCCAAGGAGCTTCCCGTCATTATAAACAGGGGCATGGCCAATCCAAATCCCTTCCGTGAAATCAAAAGTGTATGCGGCAACTTGTGCCGAACTTACTGTCATTTTTAGCACACCGTTTCGGTACAATTTAATATCTCCAAGTGCTTCCCGAACCAATGCAAAATGATACCATGTGTCATTATACATCCCAAATGCTGTATTTCCGCCGGACGATATCGGCGAACCATTGCCGTTCATGGTGTATCCAAGAGAACCCGCTGGGAGAAACCCTGGCAAAAACTCAAACGCAATAAAATTATCTGTTAGCAATCCACCTATCTGGAATAAATCGTGGTAAAGTGGTTGAGGCGTCCCTAATCTAATTCGGAAGTCTATTGTAAACGCCCCAGCACCAAAATGCATACCTGTCATGTCAGTGGTTGAAACATAATCACCTGTACCATCAAATGCGCCAGACGCAGTTCCGAAAACTTTCAGTGAAGTATCTAATTTTGCATCGGCAGTAGCCGCCCATGCCTTAGATGTCTCATCCTCGAACACGCTACTTCCGTTAGATCCATCAAAATGCAGAAGCGATCTAGTAGCGACGCCTGGTTTTATGGTTATCTGGAGCGTGTCCGCACCAAGGGACATGCCGCTTGTCCTGGTGGCGGTAATGGTCGGTGTACCGCCTACGGAATCCGTATAATAAAATGTTGCGGTTGAGGTGCCGTTACTGATCGTCAATTCTGTAATTACATTGGCACCACCAGAGTCACTGTAAAACACAGCAGTTCCAGACGAATCCGACGCAAGCGAAAAGATCGTGTCTTCCGTCACGTTCCCAGCGCTGCCGGGGCCGTACTGACTGGTTAGCGTGAAGACGGTTGAAAGCGTGTCTGTATTAACGGAGGATGGGCCGGTTAACGATATTTCTGTTAAGTAAACAACCGATGGTGGCCCTGGTCCATCACCGCTAAATCTACTTATCTGAATTGTGTACCCAAAATCATTGTCTATTAGCCCTTGAAAATCTATATTTTGCATGACACTTTGATCTACACCACCAATATTTATTTTATTACTTGCAAGTTTTATTCTTGGTATGTCAACTAAATACACATTGTTCACATTATCAACCACTTGAAAAGACAATGATGTTTCTGTTCCATTCAGATACTTATCATACAAATCCGAGTTTCTGAAAAAAGCGGAAATAGTTCCTGCAACATTACACATACCAATCCCTATACCACAATTACCGAGGCTGCCTATTACTTTTCTTCCTCTAGCATTATTGTTAATAGTGACATTGAGCGAATTGATAAAGCAACCAGAAGATTCTGCATTGTCTTCTTTCAGTTCAGCAATATTTCCTGTAGTGTTCACAATTTTAGTACTAGTAGTTTCATTCGAAGCTGATACAGCACTCAATGCCTGTGTCAAGAAAACATCTTTACCTAGAAATCCAAAATTTCCTTTTAACACAGACGCCACATCTATATTTAAAGCAAACGTATCACAGACACACCCCGTAAAAGTAAAGAATTGCTTATCTCCAAAAGGTTTTCCATGTTCTCTAACAAATGTATAGCTATACTTGTTTACCCCATTTCTGAGATATGTCCCATTTAGTGTAATCGTATCTGAACCGGAAGCTACCGTGGAATTCGGTGTCGGTGTTACAGTGATCAAGCTATTACTAGGCTTTGTTAATATTTGATAATATCCATTATTGTCGTCGTCAGAACTACCATCTAATTTGATAAAGTTGCCCGCTTCCAATGAATAGAAATTAGCAGATCCAAACGTAGCTCCCGTAGCTGCTGTGATTGTACCGGAAGTACTTATCCCAATTCCTTTTGCTGATATACTAACTTCATCAGACCACGCATCCCATAAAGCGCCTTCTAACAAATCCTCAAAAGACTCATAACTCAATTCGAAGTTAAAACCACCATCTACATCAGCATCTATTGTAATAATATCAGCTACTTGCCTATCTTTTTTAATCTCTGTACTAATAGCTCTCTTCAACTTCCTTGCGAAGGACTCGCCAGTAAACCGCAATTTCTGGTAAGTACATGTCGCAGTTGTGCCCCAAGTTTGCTCTTTACCATAATGCAATGTAGTAAAAATAGATTCCACGCAAATCCCTTATTGTACACCAATTGGTTCCGTTACAAAAGAGACAGATACCACCACAATTTAAATTGGTAATAACAGTATCTTGATCATCAGTTCCAGCTGCCCATCCGTATTTGTCGAATCACAAACTATTATTCATAAATGTAATTCCAACATGTTCTTTTTGGTAATACGCATTTTTACTAACTTCGAAAGTATTAACTAGCCCACAATGCGCTCTTGTACACTTTATCTCAATCATCATATGGTTGTCAACGCTTTTAATTTTGGCGAGTAACTTTTTACATCTTTTACAGCGACACTCGCCATCTGTTTGCTGTGGTATTCTACAATTAGCCCCG